GGTTTTGATGAAAGCAATCTAATGTCTAAGAATGCTATAATTGATATGGATATGTGGAAGTCAAAAGTCGAAGAGATTATGAAGACTAAGCAATCTAAATTGACTCAAATTGTCTTCAATTACCTAAAAAACATGGGTTCAAAAGAACCAAAAGAAATTCACAATTTCCTAACAAAGAAACATAGTTCAGTTTATGAGGATATTCTTGAAGGAAAAATGTCAAGAGTCAAAGATTGGTTTGAAAATAGAGATGGCATTGGCTATGATACAAAAACCAAAAAACTCTTTGCTGAAGAAGATAAAATTATCAAAGAACCTGAATTACTAAAAGCATATAAAACTCCAGAAAAATATAGAGAAGGGGAGTTTAAAGTATATCTTAGAAAAGATGATAACCTAAACATTGCCATGAAACTAGATGACGAAACAATCAACTGGTTTGTAAAATTAGAAAGTGATGATAATATATTTGATTTGTTTGGTAAAGCAGGTAAATATCCAGCAGAAGTAGCAAAGACTTCTTCAAGAGAAAAGGTAGTTGATTCTGGTTCTGTGAAATTAGGTGTCCAAAAAGAAGGCTATCATGAATATTTCTTAAATGGTAATAAATTCCAAACTAAAATTCACTTTAGAGTTGTAGAGAGTAAAGGTGATAAAATGTGGATTGCTTGGACTGGCTACAAACAAGAACCTGCTGACGACGATGAGGACAAGGGATTGTGGAATATCTATGAAGATAGGTATAACTCCTTGACCATACCGACTGAATAATGCGTGGGTATTATATACTCAAATCAGATAAACTGGTTTGAACGACATGAGCATCAGTATTAGTGCATCCAGAAATGATGATTTTCTCATCATTAAAAGCGATGAACTGATGATTGGTGGTTATGCTTCAATTGAAATTGTTGATAAGCAAAATGACTTAATCACGCTTAAAGCATTAAACGAAGCAGTTCAAAAATTTATGTCAAAGTCTGAATATAGAAATGTAATGACAAATCATTCAAATGTTCAAGTCGGAGAGGTAGTAGATTCATATAGAGATAAAACAGGGAGATTGTGGAAAACTGAAGTTGATGACGTTGGTTTCTTTGTTGTAATTAAATTAAGAGATGATATAGAAAAAGCCAAAGAAGTTGGTAGAAACATTCGCAAAGGGTCATTAAGGTCTTTTAGCATTGGTGGACAGGCATTAAAAAAGTCTAAGAAAAACCACGACGAATTAGGAGAATATAACGAAATTAGTAAGTTAGAACTCCATGAAGTAACAATATGCGAAAAAGGAATTAATCCCGAAGCGAGATTCGATATTCTAAAACAGGATAAAGGAAGTGAAAAAATGTCTGATAAACTAGAAAAAGCATTGGAAGAATTAGACGCATTGATGGAAGAAGTCAATACGTTGAGAAAGGAAGAAGAAGAAGAAGGAAAGGAAGCATTAGAAATGGCTGACCCTAAAACGGAAGAAATGGAAATGTCTGATGAAAGTGAAGAAGAAATGGAATCTTCTGAATATGCTGATTTTGAAAGCGCAGATAAGGCATACCTCCGCACATTAGATGGTGCTGGTAATCAAATCGGTGAACCTGCTGATAGAATCGTCATTAACAATGGTCGCCCGACATCTTCGGATATGCCTGTTGTTAAGGCATTCGGAAACAATGAGTTAGAAACTCTTGATTTGTCCGTTGGCAACATTGAGAAGGCTTACGAGGCTTTCCGACAAGAACAACTTGAAAAGTTGGCTTATGATAACTTGCAAAAGTCTTTTGAAGACCGATTTGCAAGAGAAAAGAATGTAAGAGAGAATACTCTCGCAAAGTCGCAATATGACGCACAAAGCGAAATTGCTTCTCTAAAGGATGAATTTACAGCATTGAGAAAGTCCTTAACTGCTGAAAAGGAAACAATCCTAAAGGCTCAAGAAGAGGCTAAGGTTGAACTCCCAAGTATTGATGATTTGGCCGAAATGGATTGGTCAGACATTCACAAGATGGTAGGAGGTTATTAAGATGACTGGATATATTAACACAATTGCAGATTTAGAAGCACAAACATACGGAACAGGCACTTTTGCTGGCAATTCTTTGCTTAAGCAAGCAGGAATGGTTGGTGGCATTCATACAGGACATGATGGTGGCCCATCTTTTAGCGGTTCAGCCGTTTCAGATGTTTCAGCCCTATACAACGTCGTTTACGGACAAAAAGTTTGGTCTATGTTGAATAGAGAAGTAAATGCTCTTTCAATGATTTCAAAGCGACCATACTCTTCTAGCGGTTGGAGAGTTCTAAAGTCAAGACCTGCGGGTGGAAGCGGTAATCTATTTACTGTTGATACTTCGGGAACTGCTTCTTTAGGAGAATTAGGTTCTGATGACCCAAGAGCAGATTTAATTGGTGGTGTTCCTGAAAACGCTGCATTGTCTACATCAGCAGATGGTTTAGGCCCAATTGCACCAACATATGCTCAATTGAACATGAGTCCAAAGGTTATTGCTCATCAATTCGATTTCAGCGAATTGGCTATGGAAATGGCTCAGATTGACGATGGAATTGGCGATATTAGAGCGCAAATGCGTGAAGATATGGGCAAGCACCACGCAGAAGTTCAAAACAAGATGTTAGTTATGCCTTTGGAACATTTCGGTGAATCTGCGGCTATGCCTAACATTACTAACAACTATACCTCATTAAACAAGGTTATCTCTTCAAGAGCAGAATTGTTGGCTATTGATGGTGGAGTTATCGCTACTGATACTACTTCTGCTTCTAACGCATTAGGACAGATTTACGGTAGTGAGAGATTTACTGCCGCATCTTTCCTAGATTCTGAAGTTGATTTTGGTTCGGGATATGCTTCTGGAAATGTTCGTTCTTTGACTCTAACTCGTCTTAATGACATGATTAGAAACCTAAGACTTGCAGGTGGTTCACCAAAGGTTATTTTAACTGGATATGATACCATTCAAGCACTTGCTGACCTATTGCAAAGCCAAGAGCGATTTATGGACAGAAAGGAGGTTGTTCCTACTGTAAATGGTGTTCGTGGAACAAAGGGTCAAGAAGTTGGATTTAGAGTTGCAACATACTATGATATTCCATTGATTCCTGTTAAGGACATGGCTACAACTGGTAACGCTACAACAAAGTTATCTGACCTATTATTCCTCGATACTGACCATCTATGGCTTTCTGTTATGAAGCCAACTCAATACTTTGAGGATGGTATTGCGAATGGAAACCCATTTGGTGTTGGAACTCTCGGAAACCGAGCATTGTATCGAACAATTGGTGAAGTCGGATGTTCCTTCTTTAAGGGTCAAGGTAAGATTACTAACATTCAATGAGGAAAGGAAAAGAAAAAGGAGATGATTTATTATGGCATGGACAACAACAGTTTTATTTGAAATGAATGTAGAAGGAAACCGAAAAATGGTATTTGGTAAGACAACAACCGATAGCGCAGATGATGATGTAGCAACGGGCTTAAGCCGTGTTGATTCATTTCTGTTCTCCCATTCAGGTTCGGCAGTAGAAGGCGATTCCGCAGTAATTAAGGAAACATTACCAAATACAGATGGAAACATCAATGTTATTTGCACATCAGGTGATGTTCTTTATTGGCTTGCAATTGGTCTTTGAGGTGATTTAATTGGCAAATACAGTTACATTATTAGCCGACCATAAGGGTTATACTAGACCTAGAGTTATGGGCGATGAATATATGGTTGATGCATCAATTGATATTCAAACATATAGCGCACCTGAAGTAGTTACTGCTGCTTCTTTAGGATTAAGCAGAATTAATAGGGCTGTTATTACGAGAATAGGCGGAGGACAACAAAAACATAGTTTTAACCTTGTTGGTGGGTCTGATAACCTAAACAACCTTTACTTAGAAGTAAATGTTGAAGATGGCACTAGCGGTATAGAAGCAGAATTGGCAGGTTCAAATACTTCCTTAGATGGAACGCCTATTATTGTTAGAGTTTACGGTCTTATTTGAGGTGATTTGAATGGTTACTGTTAAATTGACAGAAAGTAGTCAATTAGGTGGTAGGTATGTTATTGAAGGATTAGAAGG